CAATTTGGAAACGCTCGTAAGGCACTGGCAGTCACCTTCCTACGGTTGTCCATTTCCACCTGAGATAGCGGAGCATGGTTACCAACATTCTTTCCGACTCTTGCATGAGAACGCTCGGCGCTATCCCTGACTCAACTGCCAACATAGCTAGGAGCCAGTGTTGGCTGTCATCTCCAAAGGGTCAACGCTTGCGGCCTCGTCCCTGACAGTGACTGTGTCAATGGTTACAAGCCAAGTCTTATAGTCCAGGCTTGTTCGCTTCCCTCGAGACAGTGCCGACCAAGCAAGGAAAGCCATGTCGCCGAAACGTGTTTCGGTGGCGATTCTTGCCGCACTCCGGTTGTAGTGCTCTTCATATTCGACGAAATCCGCCGCAGTCGCCGTAACGTCAGCGGCGGTCCCGTCCTCGTTAATGACTCGCAGATGAGCGCGCATGGATTATTCCTCAGCTTGTGGAGCGGGTGACGGTTCCGGTAGTCGGCCAGGTGACCGAGAATGTAGCAATATCGCCCACTGCCGACTGGAAAGGCTGATAGGCCGTCACCAGACAGACAGCGGTAAAAGCGGGATTAGCTGTGCCGGTGGTGGTCGAAGCCGGCTTAACAACTACGGTGGCATTAGAGCCGAGGAGCGGGTAGAGCGTGGCGTCAACCGAGCTGGCCGCGAAGTCCTGGAAGAAATTAAGCGTGATGCTTCCAGACTTGAGGCCGCCGATACGCTCGCGCCAACCTCCACCAAATGCTGTGGTTTCAGCCTCGTCAGCGGAGAGGGACAGGTCCACGCTCTGCAAGTGATCCGAGAAGGCCGTACCGTTAATGGTGATGCTGTGATCTGTGGCAACATACTTGGCCACGGTTTCCTCCTATGCGTAAACGAGGACAGCCAAGTTAGCTGCCAGGTAGGTAATATCTCCAACGGTTACCGACTGGATGCCGGTTACTCCAGTGACTCGGACAGCAGTCGCCGAGCCGCTGAGAGACTGATCCGCTTCTATAGCGGTTTTAATCGAGGTCGAGCCAGTCGGCGCTAGGTATGTATCCATTCTGCTTTGCGCTGTCCGCTCCGACACTCGACCAATAATGAGAGTTACCGTCCAACGGTACTCATCGTGGCCACGGTTAAACGCCTTGTCATAGTCAACAGAATCAATGGAAATGACAGCCTGAGGAGGGTTGGGTTGGTCAGGAATAGTGGCCGAAACCCTGAGGCCGCTAATCGTGGCAAGCCTTGTAGCAAGGCCCGCTCTAATCCCTGACACTGTGGCTGTCGTCGTCATACTGCCACCGTTGCTCGCATCTTCCGGTAGGGCTGGATGAGCATTGCCACGTCCGGATCAATGCGGCCCGATACGCGCACTACGCCGAGGTCGGTCCCGTAGCCAAGGACTCCTGTAGGGCTTTCGAGTCTCTTAAAAATCCGCATGGATTGAATAACCGTGGCCTCTTTAATGGCCGTTGGCACGCTCGCCCAACCATAAACGGCAGTCAGCTCAACCGAATACTCAAGGACATTGCTCATAGGGAAGTAAGGGTCGCCAATAGCTCTGATCCTGTAGTAGGGGACTGCCACGCCTCCTACGTTCTGGTTAAGCGGCTCTAGCTGATAATCAGCGCTTGACCAAGTAGTGAAAGCGCCGTCCTCATACGTCCGAAGAGTAATGCTCGAGGTTTGGAAATCATCCGTATAAACCTCGTAATTATTGCTCGGCAGATACTGCCTCGTGGCTGTGCCGGCACTGTAGAAAGAGCGATTAGCGTAACCGTCAATCAGGCGAGAGGCAGACTCAACGGCCACCTCTAGGAGGCTGTCATCTACGCTGTCGGTAATGCGTAGCGCGGCCTTGACATCAGCTAGGGTGCAATATCCCTGAGTGATTGCCACGAGGCCTCCTTAAACGTTAAAAGGGTTGCCGGCCTCGCATACCGTCCCTCTTAGTCTAGTGCAACTGTCCAAAAAGTGTGAGAAGCCTGCCGCACTTGCTCGGAAAGCCAACCCTTATCCTGCCAACGCTCATAAGACATTAGGGAAACATTCTCATTTACCACTGGTTGGCAGTCGGACAAAATCGCTTCAATTGTCCCGCGGGATTCCGAGCCCCACTCAAGCGGCAAGAAAACCCAATAACGATTCCTAGCCAAATGCTCCAAGACAACGCTTCTGTCTACGTTGGTCAGGAAATCCAGCGGAATACCGTTAGAGGCCGCCCAATAGCGGGCCCTGAGCGGGCCTTTAAGGTCATGCATGCGAGCCGCCCAGGTAGCGCGCTCGAGCTTCTCAGGCTCGCTCCAGCATTCGTCCGGATCAATGGGAGAGAGGATTAGATCAAACTCTCTCCGGTCAGTCCAGGCCGCTTCCTTATCGGCATGCGCTGGAGTGTGAACAATGACGTTTTTAGCCTTCTCGAGAAGGTAGCGACGGCCAGAGCTTCTGGCCTGCAAATGATGCAAGAGAACGACTGGCTCCTCAGCGGCAAGCCGGATCATTTCCTCATCAGTCAAATTACTTGACGTGATAATGATTTGGTCAGCTCCGAGCGCTTGCTCCCACTCGTTAACGCCAAGCCGGATGATCTCCACTCCTGCCGGCGCTTTGGCTTGGAGCTCGTTATCAGTCATTTCCGCTCCGCCGCCAAGAGCTCCAGGGAGATAGTTAGCGGAATGGCTGTGCGTTAAATGCTCTTCCGGCTTGAAATTGGAAACCCAAGCTACTCTCATCGGTACGCCGCCTCCAGTCCTGGTCGCCAACATTCTCGCCAAACCTTGTCAGCGTCATAGTTGGCAGCATGAGCAATAGCGGCCTTTGAGCGACCTCGGCCACGCGCGTACATTTCCTCGAGCGCGTTAACTATCATTGGCACGTTAGGAGTTAGCCACCAGGAGCGCTGCATAGGATCCCATAGTGGTTGGCCGTCAACCTTAATGCCGTCGCCTACGAGCTCGGGTTGCGCTGTGAAATCAGAGACAATGACTGGCGTACCAACTGCTTGTGCCTCGAGGACCACGAGGCCGAAACCCTCCCCCAATGAGCAAGACATAAGAACGTCTACGCAACTGAGGAGAGTGACCATAAACTCTTGAGGGAGATTCTTACGGTAGAGCCATTGGTCAACTATGCGGACTTGGTTCTCTGGAATCTCTAGGGCCTCGATCAAATGATGAAGGTTAATTCCGCCCATCATCCCGTAGGACTCGGAATGGATATAGAGCACAGCGTCCGAGTGTTTAGCGGAAAAGAGCTTAAAGGCTAGTAGTTGCTCTGCCACAGCCTTACGAGTCGGAAAGACTCCCTTGTTGGCAAAGACGTAACCGACTACAAAGGCGTCCTCAGGGACTCCCATAAGCTCGTAACCGGAAACCTCCTGGCCTAGAACGTTGACAGTCTTAGGAGTTGGTTTCCATGTCTTGAGGTCCAGCGCGTGAGGGACATAAATAGAATCAATGCCTTTAGCCTCCAGCATGCGTTGACCGAAACGGCTCATAGAAAACGGAGTGACGTTTGGCTTACGGCACCAGTCGGCCACCTCTGGAGGACAAGGAGCGTGGTCAACGGGAACCCAAGAGACAACGGGAAGGTTATTCCAGTGGTCTCCCTTGAGTACCCAGGTGTCATAAAGGGTAATGATGAGAGGCACTTTGGACTGGTCTGCCTGCCACCATTCCATAGCCAGAGGAGGGACAACGTCGTTGGAGTATTGGTCCAAGCCGGCAGGATAAACGGGGATGCCTTCCCACTCGGTCATCATCCCTTGAACGCCGTAATTGGCTTGGATCAAAACGTCATGGCCGTCTGCCGCTAAACGTTTTAGGGCTTGCGCGCTCTGCGTCCCATAGCCTGTCGGCGCTGCCGGATGATTACTTGACCAGACAACCCTGTAGAGGGTTCTATCGGTCTGGCGCGCTGGAGCCTTAGAAGGAGCTCCGCTAGCGGCTCCTCGAGGTCCATTGGTACGCCGTCCACGCTTACTAGCATTTCCCATTTACTCGCATCCTCTCGCAGAAGAGGCCGGCTCCCGAGCCTGCGAGTCGCTCGGGAGCCGGCGATTGTGGGTTCTCTTAGCTCGCGCCGCCGATGAAAT